TTACGATGTCCTCGGCTTCCTGTTCGGTCAGTCGGTTGGCGTAGTCGGTGGCGGTGTTGTCGTCGAGCAAGGCGAGTGCCTGTGCGGCCACTTGCGGCTCAAACTTGAACATCCACCCCATGACGCGCTTCACCATTGCGCCCAGACGCTCCATCTGGCGGGTGTCGCCGCTCTGGATGATGCTGTCGTAGCGGCTGAGGAATTGCTGTTGCATCTGTTGCTTGTCCATAGTCTTTATTTGTCGTTGATGATGATCTGCATCTTGAACTCGATTTCGTTCTTCTGATAGTCGTCGTGGAAGGTCTCGGGCAGTATCTGATAGGTCTTGCCGCCGTACTGGATGCGGGAGCGCATGGTGACTTTATCGTTCCAAAGCATTCGCACGTTCTCCACGCCATACACGTCGAGCGAGCCGTTGTTCATGGCGCGGTTGCCCTTCGCCCACGAGACGTTGGCCCACACCGTGCCGACTGGCTCCCACTCCACGCCTGCGGAGTCGATGCCATACTTGCCGACCGTCTGCTCCTTGCGGTTCAGGATGGTCACGAGTTTGTTTCTGAATCCTGATGAATATGCCATACGCTATTCGGTTGAATTAGTACCTGGGGTTTACTGCATGAACTTGGTCTATCTTCTCGGCAAAGAATAACTATATTCTTGTCGGAAAATAACTATGTTCTTGCCAGAGAATAACTATCAACTTTCCTCGCCCTCCTTCGGCGGTTCCTGCACGGTGTAACTGCCCGGCTTCAGTTCCGTTGCGCCCTCGCTCTTGGCGATGAGAGCCTTCAGTGTCATTAGGTTGGCACTCGCCATCGGTTCGTCGCCGTCCTCCACAGCCGGACGGTCGTACTGCTGTCTGATCTCGTTAATCGTCGAAGCACCCGTCTGGAGCATAATTTGGTCAACCTTCGCCTGTGCCTCCTTGTCGAGTCGCATGATGGGCTGTTCGCAGAGGTGGTAGCGGCGTTGGCCGAAGTCATACTCCGTCAGCAACTTCGAGTTGAACTCCTGCTCAATCTCGGTGATGTCGGGCTGCACCGTCCACTGAAGGAACTCCATGCGGGCGTTCTGATAGGTGGTGTAGTGGCTGTTGGTGTCTTCCATCAAGAGCGGACGTTGGCAGCCGTAAAACCTACAAACGTCGTTGATGCCCATGCCAAGCACCTCAATCATTTGCTGGTCTTGTGCCGACATGCTGATGTTATGGAGTGCCGACAGTCCACGGATGCCCACCACGTCCTGCTGGTACATCTTCGTGTTCAACTCCTTGGCATAGGAATCTATCTGTTCCTTGTTCAACAGTCCGAAGGCCAGCGTACCGGCACCCTGCGACGGCTTTTCCTCACCGATGATGAGTTTCACGCGACCGCCCTTTGCTGCTGTTTCCATTGCCTGGTTCGTCTCGGTCTTGATGAGCGAGAGCGTGTCGATGGCGAAGCGGATGGTCGGGATGCCCCAGCCGTTGTCATACTTGTACGTGTTCGGAATGTGGATCACATCCTCGGCGGGCACATTGCTTTTCTGCACGATGCCCTTGCGGGTGTAGTATTGCAACAGATAGCGGCCCGTCAGTTCGTTGTACTGCGCACCCGAACAGAGCCACAAGGCCCTCGGCTCGCCGTCGTCGTCGCGCTCGATGTAGGCGATGCCGTTGCCGTTCTGGAGTTTGCTGATGACCAGCCCCTGCATGAAGGCCGAAGCCGTCATCATGGGATTGGGCCTTACCTGCAACAGATAGTTGAGCCGCTGGCCGTTGTTGGCATACTTGCTGTTGGGGTTGCCCAGCACGGGGATGAAGTTGCCGCCCTCGCTGTTCAGTCGTTGGTACTGCACTTGAAACTGCCCCTCCGTCCGTGCTATCAGACCGACGGCACGATAGACGGCAGAGATGGTCAATGCCGCGTGTGGCGACCTCACACTCACGATGCGGTCGGCAAACGAGCCTGTGGCCGTGCCTTGATTTTCCGCAGCCTTCGGGTCGGTGGTGGTGATGGTGCCTGGTGTGCCGTTGGCATTCGCCACCTCGCGCATCACAACATCGCGTTGCTGAAAACTATTGAATCTTGAAAAAATGCTCATATTCTTCTTTTCTTATCGCCCATTTTATCGTCAAGGGTTTACTTCCGAAAGTTCACCGTTCCCGACAAATTGGAATGTACCTTGCACAAGGTTTCCAACTGTCGCCGTTATTCTGCAAACCTGACAAAGGGCTCTACCGCTCAACATGTGTTGAGAATTTGGCCCTGAAAACATCAGCGTATATTCATTGCCGACTGACAGCACTTCCGTCAGATTTCTGACGTTAGGCATAAGGAAATTGACGGTCACACTCCAACTCTTTCTTCCAGCCTTAAATTTTCGCCACGTTCCGCTCTGTGGGCTGCTGATGGGCAGCATCTCACATTCTGTACCGATGTCGTTAGAGCGAGTGCCAGCGATGAGGTCGCCGTCCCGAAAAACTAAAATATTTAACCCGTTTACTGCCATGTTTTTTTATTTCTTGCTGACTACGATTTCTCCGCGTCCAGACCTTTTTAAGTAGTTGTTCACACCAAGCCATATTTTTTCACCATCGACATAAGGCTGGGCATCACTCATTCTCCCGCCTCCGCTTTCCATTTGGCTCAAAAGATTTCCTTGCTGAGCCCGATTCAAGACGACTTCACCACTTGTCAAAAGGCTTGGAATGGTGTCATTGTATGAGCGTCCCGGTACTGTCCAGCCACCAGCAGCACGAACTACACCGCCATGAGCAAAGGGAAGGAGGGAAGTGGCCGAATTTATATCCATCGATGCGGTCAGTGCAACAATGGCTGCTGTATTAAGTCCGATAGCAGTAGTGTTGGCACCAAGAGCAACAACTTCACCAGCCTCCAAGAATGTCTGCACTCCTTGCACCACTTGCATGGCTCCTTGCATCACGCCAATTAAGTCATTGATGCCGTCAGGCAACTCCACCCCCATCTGTTGCAATCCGCTTGCAACCTGAGAGATGGCTTGCACCTTTTCATTAACATTGCCGAGACTGTCTTTCAGACTTGAGCCGCTTTCGGTGCTAAACATCTCGTCGCGCTGCTTCCCGAATTTGTCGATGTCTTTTCCGAAGTCATAGTTGTAAGCATCGGCAAATCCTCCCTTCGTCACATCACCCTCATTCTTCATCCGTTCGAGTTCGGTCTGAAAGCGTTCCACCATCTGCTTGGCTGCTGCCCTACCGATTTCATCCCCTGCATCATTGTATGTTTTCTGTGAGCGTGACAAGTCGGCTTGCACATCGCTGATACTACGGCCAAACGATAGACCACCGATGGCTTGCATGGCAATGGGTGCCCATGTTTCCTTCTTGCTGACTGTTGGTGTGCGTGAAGTGGTGGTGGGTGTTGTTATGGTTTGTGTAGTCTTTTTGTCTGGATGTGTTTTTTTGTAGTTTTCGGTGTCATCCGTTTCAACGCCGTTCACCAACCTCGTTGCCCTTACAACCTTTCCACCGCTATCAGTTGTAACTCTGTATCCATTCTGCGCAGGAGCAGATGGAGTTGGTTTCACGTCTTTCTGCAAGACACCAAGTTCGACGAGTTTTGCCTTTATAAAATCAAGCGCACCCGTCACTTCGAGCAATCGTGTCAGCAATGGATTGATGGCATGGGCAAGCGTGTCAAACGACTTGACATTACTTAAATCTTGCAATGCTTTTTTGATGTCGTTTATATCGGAAAGTGCGTCGCTCAACGTATTCAAGAATCCCGTCTTGATTTCGTTGCTCATATCTTCCCACCCCGTCATGCCAAACACCTCCTTCATGGTGTTCTCCAGCCGCATATTCGCTTCATTCAGCCTCACGAAACTCTCACCCAGTTCGCCCGTCTGCTTCTTTGTCTCTTCCAGATTGGTGTTGAGCGTGGCGATGGCTTCGCCCAGTTTTGTTCCGGCCATCGTTCCTTGACGGCCAAACACCGACTGCATCACTTCACCAGCCGCCTTGCTACCACTGTCCACGTTGTCGATGGCATCGCTCACCTGTCGCAGAGCATCAAAGATGGTCATGCTGCCATCTTCCAACTTCCGCGACATATCCTGCCCGTCAATACCGAGTTGTGCAAGGGCATCGCTCGTCTGCTTCGTCATCAGTCGGATGTTGCGAATGCCCATCACGATGGCGTTCATGTTCTGGTCGGTGAAGATGCCGCCCTCAGAGTTCTGTATAATTGCCACTAACTGACTTGCGCTGATGCCTGCATCACGGAAGGAGGGGGCATATTGCTGAATCATGCTCAACAATTTTCCACCATCCCCAGCAATCATGCCTTGCATGCCATCCTGAAGGAGTGAGAGAGCCTGTTCACCGCTCACACCGAACTGCTGGATGAGCGTGTTCGCCGCATTGATAGCCTCGCGGAAATCCACATCGTAAGTCTTTGCCAATGCCCTCACACCGATGGTCAGGTTCTCGGCATCGTCACCTTTCAGCCCCGTGGTCACGGTGGTCACATTCGTCTGGCGGTTCAGTTCGTCGTTGTAGTCAGCCCACATCTTCGTGGCCGCAGCCACAGCCGCAGCACCAGCCGTCACAGCAGCAGTAGTGGCAAGTGTGCCAGATGTCAGCGCACCCATCAGGTCCGAATTGATGCCAAACCGTGAGCCAAGCCCTTGCAATACGGCATTAAAATCAATACCGGCGGCACTTGCACCCTTCATCTCTTTTTCGACATCAGCCAAATCTTTTTTTGCCACATCGAGCCTTTCCTTCAGTTGCTTCAACGAATTAGCCAATGCCTTACCACCATCTTCTGTTTTCTCTCTATCAGACATTCGCTTATATATCAGAGAAAAATTAAGATAAGCATTCGATAATTCCCTGACTCTCCCTTGAGCCGTCTTGCTCGCAGTCTCCATCTGACCGAGGCTCTTCACATATTCAAGTTGTTCTTTTTCCAACACTCCAAGTGTGCCGTTTACCTTTCGGCATTCGGTCTCCATCCGAAGCAGTTCATTCACGGCTTGCTTCAGTTTGTTGTTGTATTCATCACTTTGAACGCGTAAGCGAAGTATTGAATCTGCCATAAAAAATGCGATTAATGTAATGTACACTAATCGCATCTTTTATAGTTTTAGGTTTACTTTATATGTAAGCCCACCGATAGTTATTCTTTGGTATGTGCGCACCTCGGCACCAATCGCATAGACTAACGTAATTATAGCCTGTCACTTTTGCTGCTTCCTTCGCACTATTGTATGTGGCAACGAGATTGCCAGATAAATCATACTGTGCAACCTTTCTCCAATGACTTTCGGATGCTCTTTGTATAGCCGTCCCATATCTTTGATTATAAAGTTCAGTACACCATTCCAAATTGTCAGCCCTATTATTTGATTTGTCCTCGTCCTTATGATTCACGACATAACCACGCTTGTAACCTTCACAAAAATGGAGAGCAACCAGTCTGTGTGCTGAATATTCATACCTTTTTGCATGTTTATGAAGAACAACATGATAATATCCAGAATGTATTTTGTTGAGGTATAATAATTTAGGACGTACAGAAATAATCGCTGCCGCTCCACTTCTTACTATAGTGTTTTTGTATTTATAGACAGAACGGAACCGCCCCATATTGCTGACCTCATACAGCCCCTCAAAATTCTTGATAGGTTTCCATTGTTCGCCTGGCAGGTCTTCCATCCATTTGAACGAGAGATTGTCTGCTCTATTGTTTGTAATATCTCCGTCGATATGGGTTACTTGCATTCCTTCTTCGTAACCATTACAGAAATGAGCGGCCACAATCTCGCATAGAGGTACAACTTTCCTCTTATTGTCTTTATTTAGTTTGACAGAATATCCATAATTGTTAAGAACAAGACTTTTTATAGAACCTTTGCGTGTTCTGATATTTGCAATATTTCCATTTGGGTATGGGCGCGTTATCCATGTGTCAGGATAGCGCACCCTTCCCATATTGCTGACCTGATAAAGACCTTCGTAGCCTTTGATGTCTTTCCAAATCTCTTCCATCATATCGAATCTACATCATTGTCGTTGTCGACCGCCATGCGGAAGGCTGGCATTGTCTCGTTGCGCTCCAGCAGTGAGCCTAAGCGGTTGAACTTCTTCATGAATCGTGAGAGGTCGTATAGTGCGTTGTCCATTGCGGTCGCGTCACATGGCAGACACATCGGTGTGTACTTGTTGCCTTCCTCCTCAGTTTGGTTGCGCTGCTTGATGACATTCAGTGCCACCGATGCAAAGGTGACGTTCACGGTGTTCAGTCTGTCTTTAAGGTCTGAAAGGTTACACTCGCCGCAGATAAACGGCACGATGTCAGAAAGTGCATAGGCAATTTCCTTCACATTGTCTCTTACCCATTGCTCCATGAGCATTGTGGTTGCCTGACTGTCAGCCATTCTTTTCAGCTGCTCAGGGCTTGAAGTTGAATCTTTTTTCATAATCTTGTAAATTTGAACAATAAAAATAGCAGCACTACGCGCTGTTCAGGTTTACAAGAGGTAAGACCTTGGGGTGGTTATCCCATACCCCACGCGGTGCTGCTTTGCTTTTCCAACTAAGTCGATGGCATAAAAAATGCCGCCTTGTCGGGGCGACTTCTCACGCCCTCTTGTAATTTGAACGGTGCAAAGGTAAGCGATTCCTTGCAAAGTTGCAAGAAATCGCCTAAAAATTTAAGAGATTTTAAGAAATTATCCCTCCAAATCTCCGCCTGGTGTATTACCACCGCCTTCTCCACCAGTGTTGGTGTTATCGTCGGTGGGTTCTGTCTCGCCTTCGTCCTTGGCGGTAGCCCATCCGATAGTTGCACCCTTGATGGCTTCGCTCACTTCCTGCGATGGGCGATAGTTGCAGTGGGGTGTGAGGTCGGTCAGCGCGAGGTCTTCCTCTTTCTCCACCCACTTGCCTGATACCGATGGATAGAGTTTGCCGAGAGGCCCGAGGTCGATAATCTTGCCGTTCTTCAACTGTCGGGCAGCGGCTTTGAGCATCAGCCCAGCACAAGCCACGATTTCCTCCTGGGCGTAGGTGGTGTTCATTCCTGCAATCTCGCAGATGTCATCGAACGTCTCAGTTCCGTTAGTCACTACGCGGGCTACAAATCCCGCTTTCTTGGTCTGAGGATGCTTAAATGCAATCTTCTTGACCTTTAATGTCAGTTTTGCCATATCGTAAAAATTTAGGGGTTAAAGATTTCAAGCGGTTGAGTTTCCGATTTCAAGCGGTTAAATTGCGAAAGTCAAGCGGTTGACTACTTATTCAGCATCGCTTCGAGTTCGGTATCTATCATTGTGGCAAGATTTTCTGCCGCTCTTGTCAAAGCGGACATTCCAGCACTTCCGAAAAAGTTGCGGGCTGTTATGCTTCCACGATTACCAGACAAGCGACCTCCACGTGTTCCTGATGTTCTCGAAGCTGTTCCACTATTCAAAAAACGAAGGATATATTGTCTATCGTGCGGACCATAATGAAGGCCGTCATCGGTTCTTTTACTTCTTACCACCCTGTTTCCACCTCTCTGATGTGGGTTGCTGTCTAATTTTCTCGGAGGTTCATAATTAGTAGGTTTCCCTGCCCTTTTTCGCATATTCAGGATGTTCACCTGACCACCAAGAATTTTTTTATAAACAGCATTTCTAATACCTTGTGCCGCTCCACGGGGGTCATTCTTCATGGAAGAACGTGCTGCTGCAACAAGGGACGGTCTTATATCCATCAATGCCTTGCGAATAAGTTTTTGCAAGACCTTTTGCGTCTTAGGATTAGACGAAAGTGCATTCTCCAGAATCTTCTTCTGCTGAAGAAACACCGTATTATCAACATCTATACGTACCATATTATTCCCCCGTTATGCCGTCATGGGTTTACCCTCACAAAAAAAGAAGCACCTGTGCTCACGCATAAGTGCTCCCATCCAATGAAGAAAACTTGAATATGATTTACTCGCTTGGTTCGTAAAACGATGCCTCATTCCGATTGGTCTTCCAGTTCATCTTCTGTGATATACAGATAAACTGCTGCCCACCATCCTGAAACTGATAGGGAACATAAGGGGCCAGCATCTGGTCGCTGCATCGGACTATTGCATTGATTTTTTGCCGGCTCTGTCCAAAGTATGCGCTTGCCCGTTCAGCCAGTGCGTCTTCGGGATATTCATTTCCGTACAGGCTCGTCGGGATTTCTTTTCCAGCGGTCAACACCGCCCCATAACTGTCTGGCACTGGTTCTCTCGCAACGGTCAACCCACTCTCCATGCTCCACTCGCTCGTGAATCCCGTGTTAATCTTGATGATTTTCTTGTTTACATCGCTCCGCTGTTCCTTGCCTTCAATCTTAACACTTGCACGTGTGGCATTTTCTGGTGAAAGCCTTATGCCTAAATTTTCGTAGGCAATGTATCTATCACCTTGTCCGTAATATTGTCGGCTGTCTGCACTGGCCATGATGTGCAACACCACTTCTCCTGAAACGGTATCGGATACAGGAATGAAGGAACGAAACACTGCATCGCTTTCCGTCCTATATCCATATCCTTCAATCTTTCCATCTTTTACTAATAACCGAATAGTCGCCATGCTGGTAGTCCATCCCGTTTGAGGATTATAATAATAATTTCCAATCTGCAGAGCGATGATACAGCCATAATATTCTCCATCCTTCTTCTCGAATATATCATCAGCATGAAAGGCATACTTCACATCTGCATCTATACGAAACCCATCCGTATTCTGGGTTGGGTCATAGAAGAAATTAGTGTGAATTTCTGCACAGTCTATGATTTCCGAAGTATTTCCTTTCGTGATGATTCTCGCTATATATTCTTTCTCCCCTTTTATAACTTCATGTTCGGTATCGTATGTGTACATCATTTCATAACCGACACTTCCTCCGTACCGAGTTCCACTGGAAGGGTAGATGTAATTAAGATACTTGATGTTATTTCCGATGGTATCATACACATCCATGCCGTCCACACTATTCCTCACCCGAATATTTCCACTCACGCCGTCGATGGTCGGCATCTTGTACAACTTCACATCATAAATGGTGGTTCCGCTTCCATTCCGTAACGTTCGATTGAACTCGCATTGTTCCGCTATATCCATCGCCCAAATGGTTTCGTCTCTTTCTCGCAAATCTCCCCCCACCTCCACACTCTTCTTACCCGCCAAGAACGTGCGGTGATGTTCTGCTCCGAAAATGGTAACGGTGACAGGCGAAAACGTCGGGATGACGGGTGTGACGGTGTTACCCAAGGCAATCGAAGCAAGTTGTGCTGGGGTGAAACCTTTATATGCGCCGCCACTTTCCATTTTCTTTGTGTCTGCAGCCAAAAAGCAAAGATATGTCCCCACCTCGACGGCTTGCCATCCGAACAATTTACAGATGTCTTCGAGGATGTCGTAAAAACTTGCAAAGTCGTTGGTGGTGTTTTTGTTCTCATGACTCACATAGCCGCGCAAGTCGAACAGATACCGCAACGTGGTCTCTGGCTCTGAAAGGCATGGGAAATACACCATGTTGTAGGGCGACAGCAGGGCGGTGTTCATTCTCACCAAGAAGTCGGCAAAAGAAATATATTTGAGGTTGGCCGCCACGCCTGCAATCACCAGACCTCGTGCCACTTCGAGCGGAGAAGAGACAGGCAGTTCCACTTCAATCGGCCCTCTGTCCCAAGGCTGGGTGAAAGTCTCGCACGACAAGAATCCCGTCCATCTCACGGTGTTGTTGACTGATAGCGTCACCTTCCGATTGATGGGGGCACTCCCCACCAAGTCTGCGATGTCATCCACGTGGTCGATGACCACACGAATGTAACCGCTCCCAGTGCGGATAGGCGCAAAAAGGTCGTCATCCTCGCCGATGTCCGTTGTGAACGGCTCCTCCGCAGGGGTCAGCCTGCTCACTGCACTCTGTCCATCGGTAATACGAAGAACCAGCGTATTCTCCAAAGAATCCTTCCAGATAATATTTTTCGACATAAATATTTCTTTCTTATTCCCCCCACATGCGCCGCAAGGTTTACCCTCCCGAAAAAGCATGCGCCGTGCGGTTTACCCTCACAAAAAAGCCTGCGCCGTGAGGTTCACCCTCACGAAAAAAAACAAAAAACCGACGACTCTCACGAGCCATCGGGTCAAAAACTAACCTATTAACCTTAAATAATACATTAAAACACATTAAAACCATTAAGTAACTATGTACATTGTCCTTCCATTTCTTTTCACGGCCTTCAACTTTTGCCTCCTGTGACGTGGGCCATAACTCACATGCACCCAATCAAAGCCGTACTCGTTGATGAGTTGGTCGAAGGGAAGCCCCAACTTTACAATCAGGTCAAACAACTTCTTGTTCTCTTCTGGCGTATCCTGCACACTCCTGATGTCAGCCGCCTGTCCTTTCACATGCTGACTGCTTGCCGCACCGCCCACCGCCCGGTTCAACTTCTCGCATCTATAGCCGCTCGTCACAACAATAGGCTTGCCGTATGCCTCCCTCAAAGGGTCAAGCACCTTCTCCACCAGCGCAGTGAGGTTCGCCCTCACCTGCACACTCGGCGAATTGTCGATGCCCTTCCGCTGTGCCGTTGCACTCTTCGTCAATTCTTGAATGGTAAAATATTTCATCATGCTTCATTTTTAAGTTCGTTCCAAATCGCCGCCGCCATAACCAGGACACAAACCACCCCTAACAGGTGTATCATAATCTCATCACTCATCTTCGTCCCGATGTATTTCAATCGATGTTTCCCCCTTCTGAAACTTTACCTCCAATCCCAACTCTATAGCCCTATAAGCATATACCAATGTTGGGAAAAGAAGGATTTCTCCAACGGCTGTGAGCACAGAACCGTCAATGATGCCTGTGGGTGGCACAATGAAACCAACCACAATCAATATAATGCTCACAAGAAAACAAACGCCAGCCACCACCTTGCAGAAGCAGCATTTGTTTTCCTCTTTTTGAATATTCTCAATTTTGCACATAATTATATAATCTGTTGCTTTTTCTTATTCCCCAACATGCGTCGTGAGGTTTACCCTCACGAAAAAATGTTTTACTAAAACAAAAAACATTGTTTTACTAAAACACAAAAAAAGAGGGCGGCATCTCTGCCGCCCTTACCGAAAAGACCATCCCCTGCTTGCTCCGTGCGGTTCACCCGCACGGTCTTCTCTCCTCCTCACCCCTCCTTCTTCCTCCTCACATACACGCTTCCCTCATACACCTTCTTTCCCTCCCCATCTTCTTTCTCCTCAATCCATCCCGTAACCCTATAAGGCTTGAACTTCGTCGGTTCGTTCTTCCCCAACGGCTGCTCCGCACCGACCAGCCACCGCACAATGCCCGTCTGCTCCTCCTTGATGTAGCCAATGTGCTTGCCGTCCTCCACCTTCACCATGATGGCGAATGGGTCATATTCGTTCTTCGGTTCTGGCACAAGCATCCCCCTGAACTTCCCAACGTATGCCGACAAGTTGCCCCTGTATTTCATTCCTGCAATCTTGAAGATGCGCAGGTCGTCGTAGATGCTCAGCCATTCACCGTCACCACGTTTCTCCGGCAAACGTCCATCGTAAGTCATACCATCCACGGCATCCATCGTCTCCTCATCACCCATCACCTCAGCCTGACGCTTCACCTCGGCCAATGCCTTCAACTTCCGATACTTTGCCAGCATTTCTTCATTCTCCTTCTGCTGTCGTTCCCGCTCTTCGGCATCCCTCTTTTCCTTCTCACGCTTCAGCCGAACGGAGTTTTTTGTGTCCCAATTCAAAAACCAAATCACTATGGCGAAGCCCGCCACCGTAATCAATAATGCAACAATTCCATTCATAGTTCCTTCATTTTTTTTTGAGTTAAACAATATCTATTTTCTTTCCCAATCCCTCAGCCATCGCCTCCAGCGTATCAAATCCAACACTGAAATAGCCCCTCTCCACCCTGGCGATGTTGCTTTGTAGCAGTCCACACCGCTCCGCCAGTTCCGTCTGAGTCATGCCCTTCCGCTTGATTCCGTTGGCATCCACCCATTCCACACTCTTGCGCTCCTCGGCAAACCGTTGCCCGATGCGCTGCCGTTCCTTGTCTCGCTTATAAGAGATACGATCGCAAATCAGGTTTATCCACTCGCCATTGTCGCTCACAAGGCAGTCGTTCACGGTGTACTGGTTTCCTTCCACCTCAATCTTCTCGCTGTCCACGTCGAAGTTTATCTTCAGCAGCGGACAGTCTTCTGAAAATGGGAGAGTCACAATGTAGTAACTCCCCTCATTCGTGATTTCTCTAAAATTTTCAATTAAAAACATTATATTAGATTTAACGTTTCAAATTCCGATTTGGCTTTCTCAAAGTTTGAATTTCCCTTTATGGCCGTTCTATCGTTGTTATTATAAACAACCCGAAAGGCAATAGGTTCGTTATTCTCCTTGTAAATATCCACATGGAAGTCAGCTCCTTTAACATTTACAGTTTTAGATTCCTTTGTATAGGTGTTGTTTCGATATTCCACCAAAACCTTAGAAAAGGCAATCTGTCGGAATTTGCTTGTATTTATCTTGTTCTCAATGTAATCATACACGGGTGAAAAAACGACATTGCCACTAAAAGGCTCAGTTCCAGCTACCAACATGTCCTTTTCTTCCTTGCTAATCAGCATTTTTTCATTGTTCTCAAAAAATGCGATTTCTCCATTTTTGTAAGTGTAAAATTTCATAATTTCTTGCCGTATTACTGTTGCCGCCAGATTTAATGGGTTAATATTTTTGTTTTGACATTGCAAAGTTACGCATTATTTTATAATATATCAAATATGTAATAATTATTTTGCAATAATCAGCAAAAATAATTATATCATATATGTGATAATACCTTTTTGTAATGTGTAGTTAGCAAAATGCCCATTTTTGCCCTTTTTTTCGCTCTTCATTGTTGAGATAAGGGCAAAAAAAAGCCCCCATCCGCTCCCCCCGCGCCCCCCC